CAAGGCGGGTAAGAATCCAGAGGGCGGTCTAAATGAGGCCGGTCGCCGTTCTGCCAAAGCGCAGGGCATGAACCTAAAGCGCCCAGTTAAGTCTGGTGACAATCCGCGCCGCGCATCTTTCTTAGCAAGGATGGGTGGTATGCCGGGGCCAGAATATAAAAACGGCGAACCAACGCGCCTGCTCTTGTCGCTTCGCGCTTGGGGCGCAAGCTCCAAGGCAGACGCCAAGAAAAAAGCGGCAGCCATAAGTAAAAGGAATAAAGCCAGTGCGTAGTGTTGAGGAAATCCTAAAGCGTCACGATATTGCGCAGCGCCGCAAAGACAATTGGCGGCAGATTTACGAAGATTGTTATGAATTCGGTTTGCCGCAGCGCAATCTGTACGATGGCTATTACGAGGGCGGTGGCTCTCCGGGGCAAAACAAAATGGCTCGCGTGTTCGATAGCACGGCTATTAATGCGACACAGCGGTTTGCCAACCGCATCCAGTCTGGGTTATTCCCGCCTTATGCGCCGTGGTGCCGCTTAGAGCCGGGGCCAGAAATCCCAGAAGAGCGTAAGATTGAAGCGCAAATGGCGCTGGATATGTACAGCGACACAATGTTTAGTGTGCTTCGCCAATCTAACTTTGATTTGGCTATGGGCGAGTTCTTGCTAGATCTGGCAGTTGGCACGGCTTGTATGTTGATCCAGCCCGGCGATGAGCTAAACCCAATCCGCTTTACCGCCGTGCCGCAATATCTGGTTGCTATTGAAGAGGGTGCGCACGGCAGGGTTGATAATGTTTACCGGCGTATGCGTATGAAGGGCGAAGCCATCAGCCAGCATTGGCAAGATGCCGAGATCCCAGAGCGTATGCAGCGCATGATTGACGAGAAGCCAACCGAAGAGATCGAGCTTATCGAGGCGACTTTGTATGAGCCTGAGATGGGCGAGTTCTGCTATCACGTCATTTGGCCGGAAGGCAAAGCTGAGTTATTGAAGCGTTACATGAAATCCAGCCCTTGGATCGTGGCGCGTTATATGAAAGTAGCCGGTGAGGTCTATGGTCGTGGGCCGTTGGTTACTGCAATCCCAGACATTAAAACGCTAAACAAGACGCTAGAGTTGCTGCTTAAAAATGCCAGCTTGTCTATTGCCGGTGTTTACACTGCCGCTGATGACGGCGTTCTAAACCCGCAGGCAATCCGCATTGCGCCGGGTGCTATTATCCCGGTGGCGCGTAACGGTGGCCCGCAGGGTGAGAGCTTGCGTCAGATGCCACGATCCGGCGACTTTAACGTGTCGCAGATTGTCATCAATGACCTGCGTATGAACGTCAAGAAGATCTTGCTCGATGACACATTGCCGCCTGACAACATGAGCGCAAGGTCTGCGACAGAGATTGCAGAACGCATGAAAGAACTGGCGCAGAACCTTGGCTCCGCTTTTGGTCGTTTGATTACCGAGACTATGGTGCCAATGATTGCGCGTATATTGTATGTGATGGATGAGCGTGGCCTGATTGAGATGCCACTGCGCGTCAATGGCCTTGAGGTTAAAGTGACGCCGGTCAGCCCAATTGCGCAAGCGCAAAATATGGGTGATATTGAGAAAATTATGCAGTGGGTGCAAATGTCGTCAGCCCTTGGCCCAGAAGGTCAAATGGCTGTAAAGACAGGCAGCATTGCAGATTATGTTGCTGACAAGCTGGGTATCCCGGCTGAGTTGCGCACAACACCAGAAGAACGCGAAGCAATGATGCAGCAGGCAATGGAAGCCGCCCAAATGGCGGCGCAAGCAGAGGGTGGTGCGCCAGTTGAAGGCGAGGCACCACCAGAAGGGATGATCTAATGAACCCGGACGGTTGGGAAGGTTTGCAAACCGTAAACCCCGAAATAGCAGAAAAGCAACAAGTTGATAAAGATGACATTGATCGTCTTTATTTGCGCGTGTTCGCCAGCGATGATGGGGCAAAGCTGCTCACCCATCTAAGGTCGCTGACGATAGAGCAGCCAACGTGGTATCCCGGCGAAGAGGCCAGCCACGGCTATGCTCGCGAAGGCCAGAATAGTCTGGTCAGGGAAATTGAGCGGCGAATGAAAAGAGCGAGATCACTATGAATGAAACTGATGGCCTGCTGGCCGATGCTCAAATTGAGAGTGACGATAACCAGCAGCAAGCAGAAGAAACAATCTCACACGTCAAGCCTGACGGCGAGACTGTATCTAGTGACGCAGTAGCGTCAGAGGCGGCAACCGAAGAAACAAAGCCTGAGTGGTTGCCAGAAAAGTTTAACAGCGGCGAAGATTTGGCAAAGGCTTATTCTGAGTTGCAGAAAAAGTTTAGCCAAGGAAAGCACAAAGCCCCAGAAGAATACGACGAAAGCGTCTTTGCCGAGGCAGGCATCCCAGAAGACGACGAGCTTTACACAACATACAAAGACTGGGCTAAAGAAAACGGCATTAGCCAATCTGCGTTTGAAGAGCTTGCTGAAAAGTTCATTTCTATGGCTGGTAATGAGGCTGCGGCAGCAGAAACATCTTACAAAGAAGAATACGAAAAACTAGGCAACAATGCTGACGCAATAATTAAGTCAATGTCTGACTGGGCTTCTGGTATGGTGCGCAAGGGCGTTTTGTCTGAGGATGATTTTGCAGAGTTTAAAATTATGGCTGGTACAGCCCAAGGCATAAGAGTTTTTCAAAAAATCCGCAACCTATATGGCGACAAGGCTATCCCGGTAGATGTTGCACCACTTGCCGGTGCGCCATCAAAAGAAGAGTTGATGGCAATGGTCGGAAAGCCAGAGTATCAAACAGACCCAAGCTACAGAATAAAGGTTGAGAAAATGTTTGAGCAGGCTTTTGGCAGCGACGAATACTCGCCAACATAAAGGTCAAGAGGGAACTGTTTACAGTTCCTTCTTTTTTACATATAATCCCTATTGACAGACAATCGGCTTTCGACCTGTCGCCAACGCTTGGGGGCGTAGCGTATATGCCCAAGCCACAGCCCGCAAGGATACCTGATAGGCGCTAATCGTGTTTTAACTTTTACAAAGGAATAGGAAAATGGCTGTAGGCATTTCCAATGCTTTTGTGCAATTGTTCGATGCGGAAGTGAAGCAGGCCTATCAAGCATCCCGTGCTTTGGCTGGCATCACTCGCGAAAGAACAAGTGTCGAAGGCAATCAGGTGAAGTTTCCGAAGATCGGAAAAGGCACCGCAACAGTTCGCGTTCCGCAAACTGATGTTACACCTCTGAACGTGACTTATTCACAAGTCACAGCAACAATGAGCGACTACATCGCTGCCGAGTACAGCGACATCTTTTCACAGCAGAAAGTCAATTTTGACGAGCGAAGAGAATTAGTCGCTGTTGTGGGTAGCGCTATCGGGCGTCGTATGGATCAGCTTGTTATTGACGCGCTCAATGCAGCTTCCTCACCGTCAACCGTTGCAACATCTGTTGGTGGCGCAGGCACAAACATGAACCTCGCAAAGTTGCTCGCAGCTAAAAAGGCTCTGGATGTGAAAAACGTACCAGCAGAAGGCCGTTGCATGATTATTCACGCAAACGGCTTGTCATCATTACTTGATGAGACAGAACTGACCAGCAGCGATTTTGCTACTGTGAAGGCTCTTTCAACAGGCGAGATCGACACCTTCCTAGGCTTTAAGTTCATTACGCTCGGTGATCGTGATGAAGGTGGCCTGCCACTACCATCAACCCGCACTTGCTTTGCGTTCCATCGCGATGCAATCGGCCTTGGTATCGGCATGAACCAAAAGTCTGAAATCAACTACGTTCCTGAGAAGACATCATTCCTTGTTTCTTCAATGTTCTCTGCCGGTGCAGTAGCCATTGATGACGATGGTATTGTCAAAATCTCAGCGACTGAATAGAAAGGAGTTTAGAAAATGGCTTTCAATTCAGCAGGATGGAACGTGATCGGTGCAGCAAAGAAGGGCAACGCCCCATCGATGTACACCTACACATCAGCAGACGCGATTGCTGACGTGAACACAGAAGGTTATTTCAATGACCTGTCAGACACACTGGCGGTTGGTGACATCATCTTTGTTCACGACAGCGCAACCCCAACAATGTCGATTGCTGTGGTCTTGTCAAACGCCGCTGGCGTTGTTGACATCTCAGACGGCACGGCTGTATCAGTCGCTGACGCAGACTAATCTAAGTGGAGCCGGGCAACCGGCTCCCTTTCCTCTATTTGGAGCTAGTTAAATGGCATCAGGCGATACCAAACTTTC